AGACGGTCCAGATTATATTGGTCATTTTGTCCGATTTATTATTCTTGGGTGGAGTTTATCCGTCATGACTCTTGGATACATGGAAAAGATAAGGCTTGACACTTTTGCGGCTGGACTCGTTGGAAATATCGCAAGCAGTTATGGAATATCAGTCAAAGGTAAGAATGGCAACCAAAAAAAACCAGTTATAGTGGATAATAGTAAAAACAAAGTAGGAATCAAATGAAAAAACTTCTTCTTTTATTTTTGTTCTTTCCAATTGCTTCGTATGCTGATATTCAACATTCAATAACCTCAAGTGTAAAACTTGAGAGTTTATCGGCAGCAACTTCAGCAGATAAGATTGGATCAAGTTACAGCATAAGTGGAAACAACATCACCACAACTGATTCAAACTCTGCAGCAACCGTAGGAGGTTTTGGCTCTGTCACTTCAGGAGTTCCAGCAATTAGCTTTCCAAGTTCTGTCTCACAATCCCAAAGTGGTGAGGCTTTTTCGTACTCGACTAGCTACCTCGAAGGTGATGCCACTTCTGGATCTGCACCCACAGTCGGAACTGTTAGCAACTTTAGTGATCTAACATCCACAAGTGCTGGTTCTGTTGGCACAGCTGCAGTGACTTTAGATAACCATACAATGACTCTTTCTGCTGGCACGGGGACTGGGGTCGTTCTTACTGGTCAATTCGTAACAGACTTAACTGTTGATTAATGTGGAAATATCTTTTTTTTATATTTTTTGTTAGTCCAGCACATGCAATTCCTGTCGTACCGAATTTCACAAGTGCCACAAGTACGAGTCGAAGCGTCACCACAAATAATCTGACGGAAAATATCCGAGAAGTTCGCTACAATTCAGGCTATACCTACTCGGTGACAGGATCTGGCATATCTTGCGGAAATTGTGACACAATTTCTATGCCCAATGCAACCGTTACTGAAACCATCAATGGAACGACTTATGAATGGACAGGGTTAAATCTGGATCAAAAACCAAACTGGCAGCAAACCTCTCAGAGCTTTCAGTTTTCAGAGTTTTACAAAGGACCTTCTTTGGAAAGCGTGATCGATATAACAAGAACGGTTCAGTCAGAGGTGGTTACAGATACCACTATTATCTTCTCCAATTAATAAGTCTTTTTTCTTGTTTGCCAAGTTACGCAAACACCTCAGCAGTTGCCAACCCACAATCCAATACCAGTTCTTCAGTTTCTAACTTTGCAACTCAAGTGTTAACAGGTCCAATGACTGAGAATAGTTATGGAAATGGAATCCAATGCTCAGGAGCAACATTATCTATAAGCCCATTTGCAACGACCTCAGTAGCGATCAAACGACCTCAAGACTATATTTATCACACGCCAGTTTATAACGAAGCCACAGACTCAAATGGAAACCTTACAAACGCTGGTGAGATTCTTTTTCATCGAGAAAATTATAGTGGCAACAAGGATGCGACCTCTTTTAACTTTGGTATTGCTGCAACTATTTCTGTGCCGTTAGATAAACGGTTTCAAAATGCATGTTTAAAAAGTGCAACAACTCAAGAAAAAATACAAAGGCAAATATTATCAAAGGAAAGATTGAATTACGAATTGGCAAGATTAAAAAATTGTGGACAGCTTTATCGTGACGGAATACGCTTCACTAAGGATTCTAAATATTACTCTCTATGCGAGGATGTGGAAGTTGTAGAAAAGATGGGTCAAGTTATACCGCATACTCATAAATTAAAAAGCAACTGACGCTCCAACAGAGCAGTAACCGATTTTACGGTTTGATAATGGGTCTGGTTGCTGATTTTATTTTACCTCATCTTTTTTCTTTGTCAGCTTCTTGATTGCAGTCTTAATAAGGTTTTTAAGAAGGTTAGCTATGATAGGACTTGAAGCCGCAGTAACAGCAATAATTGAAGTGTTGACAAGAATAGGAGGGCTAGGAATCCATTTCTCAATAAAGGTGGATGGTTCGTAGACTTCATAACAGACTTTTCCATCTTCAGAAAGTTTGTGTGATACGACTTTATCTAGCTTAAGATCGTTGGCAAACGACCCTACAGGAATGTTAGTCTCGTTGGGGCATTTAATAAAGAACTCTTTATCTTTCTTGATTTCAGGATTGTATTCTGGCGGTTGAGGTATTTCAGGTTGCTTTTGCTCTGGTTGTTTTACAGGATCAGTTGGTATAAATTTGTCAGGGTTATATTCAAGAGGTTCATAAGAAGGAATATTAACTACTGGATAATCAAGCTTTGGTTTATCAATCAAATCGAGAGTTGTTGGATATTGTTCCCAAGTTTTTATTTTTGGAATATATATCTCTTTTATTTTTATCTGCGGTATATTAATTCTGGGTATTTCCAAGAGGGCTTACCTGTTTCTTTGGGATTTCAATTGATGGTCCTGTGAAATCGGGAAGAGTGTTTTTCATCACGTCTGGCATTTTATTTTCTAAACTACCCATCAATTTATTTTTGAGCGTTCTTTCAAACTCAGGGCTTTGCATATAGCGAATTGCTACATATCCAAAAGCTGCCATTGAAACTGACATCAAAAATGACAAAATAGAAATAATTTTTATAATTCGATCAATCATGGTTAAAGAGGCAATACTTAAAGCGATTTCTCACAGTCTAATTATATCTTTTTTAATAATTATTCCTACTATTACTCCTTTATATTTAATAACCAGCTATATGACAAGACAAATGGAAAAGGTGAATTAATAAAATTTTTAAAACAAATTATGGTTCAAACTCTAGAATTGTAATTGAAGAAGCACATCTTCCTTCATAATTTTGGTTTACGTCATCTTCCGTTCTGTTTAAATACATAGTCAAACTTGCGTCTTGTGCGTGACCTGCTCTTACATCATATGCAGTTGAACTTGTGGCAGGGCTACTAATTAAAGTAGTAATATTATGATTATTTAATCCTCCGTCATTTCCTGTTCTTTGTGAAGTTGATATTCTTTGCCTATTTCCATCTGCATCACCTCTGTAAGAAGAGGGACTACCCCCAACGTGTAAAGTTGCATAAACAGCAGCACTTGTCGTTGTTGCGATGTTAACTTGAGCAATAATTAATAATTTATTACTAGAGCTTGCAGCAGCATAAGATATTGAAATTAAAGCACCTGAGTATCCACCTTGAGCCGCAGTAGAAGAAACAACAGCAGTTTCATTTGCTGAAGAATAATTTACAAGTTTACCACCACCAAATCCTGTTGCTGTGCCAGAGCAAGTCGCATTTGCAGGGAAAGTAACATTACCAGAAGAATCTAGTGTGATTGCATCTGCTGAAGCGGCAGTATGTCTATAAGCATTGGCAATTACTCTGCTCATGGTTTTGGATATTTGTCTTTAACAGCTTTGATGTGTGTAGCCCACGTTCCAGTAGTATCTAATTTACCAGCAACTAAGTCTTTGTAAATCATGTCAAGCTGATTACCTATTGTGTCATATATGGTGTCTGTTGTACCATCTTCTCCAGTTCTTTTTGACTTATAAGCTATAAGTGCAGCGGCATCATCAAGGCTCTTACGAGCCGCAGCTACTTTTGCATCATCTAACTCAACTTTGTTTCCGTCAGCATCAAAAGCTCCAGTAGAATCATTTATCATTGCAACTGGTTTACTTTCTGATTTATAAGCCTCATATATGGCTTCATGATCGTAAGGCATAATTAACTAGGTTCAGTAGGAAAAGTAACAGATGTTATATCTAGGTTACCATCTGCATCAAGTTTGGGCGATGCACTAGCTGGTAAATCACGTAAACTTTGACGATATGTTTTCCAAGCATCTGAAAGTGTTAAATCAGAACTAGCTCGCCAATCACAAGCTGCTAATAATTTATCTCTTTCTATTCTTAACAATCTCATTGGTTCAGCATTTGTAAGCCTTGTTAATTCTGCATTTATTTCTGATTCTGTTGGTGCTGTTCCACTGTCATTCCATTCTAACCCAGAATAATCTGTGCCACTCCAATTCCATTTTTGTGTTGGTTTAAGTGATGCAAGTGCTTTATATACGTTATAAATCATTAAGTATCCCCTAAACGTATAAATGTTGCGGCAGTTCTGTCTTCATCGTTACTGCCGTCCCAACTCACTGTGTTATTACTGTAAACTCCAAATCTTACTTTTTGGTTAGTAACATCTGTTATGTCTAATATTGTTGATATAAAAGCTGATTGATAAGTATATCCAGAGGTATCGTATTGTGTACCAAAGTTGACAGCGGAAACAGTTGAGTATGAATTGTTATCGCCTGTTACATCAATTTTGGCTTGGCAAACTTGGCTGTAAGTACTATCTTCAAAATAAGTTTGAAAAGTAATTAAGTAAAAACCTGTACTTGGAAATGTAAATATTCCACTTGAAGGTAAATCAAATGAACCAATACCACCTTGAGCAGTATTATCTGATTTTTCCCAAGTACCTGTTAAGTAATTTGAAGCACCATTTGTTGCTGTAGTGCTTGTTCGTCTAAAAGTTTGTGCAACTGTAATTCCACCACTACTAACAGCAGCAAACTCAAGCTCTGCATTTGTTGAGCTATGGTTTGCACTTGCTACTTGTAGAACCTGACCAGCCGA